GCCAATGTTCTTATTTCGTTGTCGCTGCTGCGAAACCACTCCTGCTAGTGGTTTTTCCGTGTTGAAAACCGAACCCTCTCCGATAGATGACGACAAGCGAACATTCTGCTTTTGTGCCGTTTCTAAGTCATCTATCTCAAGTGTTCGGAGTTCAAATCCCATGTAGCGCCGCCCCCCTCATCAGGAAGTGTGCGTTACTACAATGAAAACATTACCCAAAACAACTACTGGTTCAGCACCGACTAGCGTTCCCGAAGGAAGAGCCGATGTTAAATCACTGTTGAGTGTGGTCAAGTCCGAAAATTCTTTCGGACTAAATGGACCAAGAACTGTAACGCCTCGTGCCATGCCTAATCACCGCCTCAGTTGCGGCGACCGAATGCATACCATGTGCCGTCTTGTCCTGCCACTGATTGCACTACTAGGGTACTGCCGTTGATTAGGGCGAAAACCCCGTCAACACCAGCACCAGTACCAGCAGAACTACTTCCAGCGTTAGCGCCACATCCGATGATTCCTGATAGATAGGCGGAAAGGTCAATGTTTCCTCCTGTATCAGAACCACCGTTAGTGAATGTGCCAGTCACCATAAGTAGGTCTCCTATGTAGTGCGGTCTTGTGTCAATTGTACTTGCAAATGCCATTTATTATCACTCCGTAATTGTTTCAGTTGTTTCTTCGGTTGTTGTTTCTTCAACCACTGGCTCTTCGACTACAACCTCTTCCTCAACCACTGGGGGTTCAGGTACAGGTTCAGGCTCAGGTGCTGGTGGATTGATTACTTCATCAACCATAGTTAGTAGTGTTCCTTTTGTTCGATACGAACCGGATAGGTCAACACCGTTATCGGTTAGCCAAGTAACGATAGCGCCCCTTCTCCATGAAGAATCAGGGATACCATCGTTGCCTTCGTCCACATGAGGTGCTTCATCCCCATCAAGGGTGAAGTAAGGAAGTACGAGGTATCGGCGGAATTCATCCACCCATTCCTGCGATACTTCCCGTACTTCACCACGAGAAAAGTCCGGCGTGTACGCATCGGGACTCCTTCGGTAGAAGGAAGGACCGTTATATCGTACAGTCGGCATAGGTAGTCACCTCAGTTGTACAGTATCATTACTGTAGTAACGTTTGCTGAACCGCTTGCATATTGAAGTGTTGCAGTTAGACCATCGAAGGTGCATCCTGTAAGTACAGGGGTTGCTTCTGCTGGTGTTGCTGTAACGCTCAAAATTGCTGATGCGCCGCCGGAGAGGATGATTGTTTCACCATCTGCTCCACCTGTTACGTTAATCAATGCCAACTTTGGTGCTGCATCGTATCCGTTTGCCCCATCCGAGTTGGATGCTTGGAAAGTACCCGGACCACCGCCCGGATAGGATACATCTGCTGCTCCGTCTAACCATTCAGTGGTGTCTTGCGAACCCGCTCGGAGTTCCCATGCACCGACTAATGTTGCTGTTGCTGTTCCGCCTAATGTTAATTCACTTGCCATACTTAATCACCTCACTGCAAATCCCTGACGCTTCCATGCGCCCCAAAGAAAGTTGTCCAAATCTCACCCATAGTTCGGTATAGACCTTCCTGACCGAGACGGTTGATGGCGAACGGGTCGCCAGTCTCAATTCCACTCTCGTAATATTGGGTTGGTATTGCTGTACTGAAATATACATAATCTGTGTCTAGGAAATACATCCTGCTGATTCCGTCCTTGGTTACATCCTTGGATGGAATGATTGGAACTCCGTTGTAGGTTGCTACAATGAATCCAGCCTCGATACCGGGTACACCCTTTACACCGTTGTAGGTTGGGGTGACTCTCTTTTCTTCCATAAAGCGCTGTTGGCTTTGTAGGAGTTGCTGAAGGCGCATTAGAGTGTCATATCCAGTTAGGATGACCTTCGGGTTGCCTCCTCGCTCCCATATGTTTTGGAACAAAGTGTCAAGTTGGTCAAGACTTAGATTTCGGTTAGCGCTTGAAGCGTCTGCGTTATCTTCAGCGAAAGCCCAAGTGTTAGCACTTCGGTCAATCGAGTAGATATCCTCGTCACCAGCATCGTAGTGAACACCGGGAGCCATCTGATTGTTTCCAACAGTGATTCTGTCTAGAGACTCAAAG